TGCACCCGGACCGGGGCAACGCCCCAGGAGGTGCAGGTGTGAATTGTGTAAAGCTGATCGCGGACCTGTGCGGCATCATTGACCGCATGAATGTGATTATTCAGGACCAGGCCATGGAACTGGCCCAGCATGACGCCATTACCCACGCGGCGGAGATCGCCGCCGTGCGTCGGGATTATGACGACGCCATGGGAGCGCCAGAAACGGAGGCGTGACCATGGAACAGGCTGCAAATATCACTTTAGGCCAACTCCTGGGCGGCGGAGCGGGGATCCTGATGCTGCTTTCTGTGTTTGTCGAAATCTCACCGGTGAAGATCAACCCGGTTTCCGCTTTCCTGAAATGGGTGGGAAAGAAAATCAACGGGGAAGTGATCGAAAAGGTGGACAAGCTGGAAACGGAAGTAAAGACCCTCCAGCAAGCCGACGCGGAGCGGGACGCCATCAACTGCCGCGCCAGGATCCTGCGGTTTGGGGATGAAGTGATCCACGGCGTCCACCATTCAAAGGACCATTTTGATCAGACCCTGCGGGATATAGACACATACGAACAGTATTGCAGCGCCCACCCTAATTTCAAAAACAACGTTACAGGCATAACTACCGAGAAGATCAAAGACGTTTATAAAAAGCGCCTGGATCAAAACGACTTTCTATAAGGGGGCAGACGTTTGAAAACCATTTTTGTGGCCGTGCTGGCCATGGCTGCCGGGGCGGCGCTGGGGTTCTTTGTATGTGCTGCCGCTGTCCGCTACCTGCGCCGCCGTCGCCCGGCCAGGAGCAGGGACGCCCCCAAGAAAATGGGCGTCATGGACAAGGTTCTAATCCTGGAGGGCGTGATCCTGGTGGTCTACACAATCACCGATATGGTGATCTTTTGGCACACCAGCGCGGAACCAACAACCCTGACCGCCTGCGTGTTTAGCGTGTGCGGCATCGAAAACGGGGTTATGGGATGGATTAAGACCAACAAAGACAAAGCGGCGGATCCGAGCGGGAGCGCGGCGGGGGCAGCCCCTCCACCGGAACGCACAGAGCCACCGGACGTTGGACAATGAGGAGGTAAAAATAGTATGACAGAAAAAGAACTGCGGCAGAAAGTGGCCGATACCATCAACGCATGGGTGGGGGGCACTAAAGGCAGCGCCAAGCACCTGGACATTTTGGCCGTCTACAATGGCCACAAACCACTGGCCAGGGGGTACACCGTAAAGACCACGGACGCCTATTGTGCCACCACGGTCAGCGCCACCTTTATCCGAGCCGGGATCGCGGAGTATACCGGAACCGAGTGCGGCGTGGAGTGCTTCGTGAAAATAGCCCAGCAAAAAGGCATCTGGGTGGAGAGCGACGCATACACGCCCAAAATGGGCGACGCCTGCGTGTACGACTGGGACGACAATGGCGTGGGCGACGACACGGGCGCCGGGGATCATATCGGCATTGTGACCGCCGCCGGCAAACCGTTCACGGTTACCGAGGGCAACATGTCCGGCGGCAAGGTTGGCAAACGGCCCATGGCTGTGAACGGGAAATACATACGCGGTTTCATTTGCCCGGACTATGCGGCTATTGCCAAAAAGCTGGGCGGAGACACCACCACGGCGCCCCAGACAGCCACCACGACCACATCCCACACCGTCGTGGCCGGGGATACTCTGGCCAAAATCGCGGCCAAGTATGGCACCACGGTGGACACCCTGGTGAAGATCAACGGCATCACCAACCCCAATGTGATCCATGCGGGCCAGGTGATCGCCCTGACCAGCGCGGCGGCGGCCTGCATCAAGCTGGCCACCGTGGGCGTGATCAACTCCCCGGACTACTGGGCCGGCGCGGCAGCGTCCGGGAAAGTCAAGTACCTGGAGCCGCTGCTGGCAAAGGCGGCGGAGAAGATCACCAAGACCGGCACCCGCACAGCCACCCCGGAGGACGGCGTGGCCGCCCTGGTTGCCGCTGGAATCATCAACACGCCGGACTATTGGCTGGCCAATCATGGCACATTCCCCAGCCTGGGGGCGCTACTGTGCGCCCTGGGCGGGGCTGTGAAATAAATTTAAGGAGGATATTATGGAAAATTTGAACATTGCCACGTTGCTTTCCCTGGTGGGCATTCTGGTGGTCCTGGTGAACATCATTACCCAGGTGTTGAAAAAAGTCACCTGGGACAAGCTACCCACCAACGTTCTGGCCGTCGTGACCTCTATGGTTGTGACGTTGCTGGTATTCTTCGCCTATTGTCAGATTAAATCCGTGGCCATCACATGGTATCTGGTGGCCGGGGCTGTGGTCCTGGGTTTCATGGTTGCCTATGCGGCCATGTTTGGCTTTGATAAGCTGCGGGAGGCCCTGGCACAGATTGAACAGGCAAAAACAGACCAAACCACAAAATAACAGGAAACCCCGACGCTACCAGGCGCCGGGGTTTCTTTTATGCCAGCCAGTTGACAAAGCGGCGTGTAAACTGTTTTGCTAAAATCAGCGTATTTTGTCAACTGAATAGGAAAGCAAAGGGGCCACGCCGTTATGGCGTGACCCTTTCACTGCTTAATTTCAGGACCAGCACGAACACAGGAGCCGCGAAATAAAGGGCGGCTTCGGGGTTCGTATTGGTTGAAAGTGGTGGAGGTGGGGGGAGTTGAACCCCCGTCCGAAAACACTTTAACGAGACTTTCTCCGGGCGCAGATGGTTATTTCGGGAGTCTTACTCTCCCTGTTCCCCTCGCCACCGGCAAGCCATCACGCCGGCGGGTCAAGTGAGCTTCATAATTTATGGCACGCGCAAAGCTTAGCGTACGCACATTTACCGCTAAACGACGCCCTTCCCGGCTCGCGGTCCTTCCGGGTCGGACGGCTGCCTTAGTTAGGCAGCGTAAGCAACAGTATTATTGTTGTTTAATTTATAAATTGCCCGTTTTTTGGATGACAGGCGCATCCGCCCGCTGGTCTCGCCTCCATATCCCCGTCGAAACCGGTACACCCCCGTATCGATGAAACAAACTGCACTCCGCTACCACACCCCATTCCGCCGCAGTGCTCCATTGCCTGCGGCGGAATGAGGTGAATTTGAGAACTGTGCAGATCACTCCTGCCGGATTGGGGTACAAATTGCTTGGGTTTGAAAGCAAAATCATACTGTTTGAAATTATAGCATACTTCTCCACCGAAGTCTGTTACAATTTTGTGAAGTTTATGTTTTTGTAAATTTTACCATCAACTTCACCGGAGTCAGCTTGGCGATCAGCCGGAAAAGCTTATAGAACATCGTGGGGGTATAGAACGTGCGGCGATATTTTGCCGCCAGCAAAGTGCCGTGGGCCACGCGGACCTGGTCGCAGTAGGGGAGCGTATCAAACATTGCAGAATTGCCGGTAATATTGCCCACATCGCAGAATTCTGTGGCCATAGGTCCGGGACAGACGGCTGTGACGGAAATTCCCTTCTTATGAAGCTCTTCGCCAAGGCCCACGGTAAAGTGGGAGACAAACGCTTTCGTGGAGGAATAGACCGTCATTCGGGCATTGGGACAGAAAGCGGCGATGGAGGACACGTTGATGATCCGCCCGCCTCGGGGAATATAAGGGATGGTCAGATTTGTGATGGCGGTCAGAGCCCTCAGGTTCAAGTCGATCATGCGGGTCTCAAGCACCGTATTCGTCTCCCCCAGATTGCCCAGATACCCGCACCCGGCGTTATTCACCAACAGGAGTACCTTTGGCTGTTCAGAAAGGAGCTTTTCCTGAAACGTGGTAAAACTCATGGGGTCGCACAGATCCAGCCCCAGGCACAACGCCGACGGGGCAACGATGCGGCCACATCCTCCAGCTTGTCCTTCCGCCGGGCAATTAGCCAAAGCTGCTCCACCTCTGGGAACTCAGCCACCAGCTGACGGGCAAATTCCCGGCCCAGGCCGGAGGACGCGCCGGTGACAATGGCAATTTTCACAAAAGACACTTCCTTCCGATTAAAAATCGGGCAGCGGTTCTTCTTACCGCTCGGCCTTTTTCTCCGGCTCCGGATACTCCGCGCCCAGGGTGTCCACCCGGATGGAGGCGATTACCTCCGGCGTTTTGGGCTTGTCGTTGAAATCCGCCTTCACCGCGGAGATGCGGACGGCCTCGTCCTCACCCTCCAACATCTTGCCGAAGGCGGCATACTGCCCGTCCAGATGGGGCACGTCGTCCACCATGATGAAGAACTGGCTTCCGGCGGGCCACATCCTCCAGCTTGTCCTTCCGCCGGGCAATTAGCCAAAGCTGCTCCACCTCTGGGAACTCAGCCACCAGCTGACGGGCAAA